TAGCAATCTCGAGCATCCATTCAGAGATCCTCAAGAGTCCGTTTATGGTCGTCGACTCATCAAACAAAAAATCGAGTGTTGAAAAAAAATCTTTCGTATATATAAATGGTAGTTCGCAGAAATTATAACATGCGTCAAGGTATGACTCGGCGTCGTCCTTTCATTCGTCGTCGTACTAATATTCGTAGCCGTATAAGATATCAAAGACCCTCTGCTCGTAATCAGCGAAGACAAATCCGAACTGTTGCTCGGGTTGCTTTGCGTAATGCAAGAATTCTTAATTCGCAGCGGACATATTGTGACTGGATAATGTACAGTACTGAAAATACCGGTATGCCTGGTCAAGTCCGTATTCCTTTAATGACGCCGTCCACGATAGGTGGAGGAGGTAGTGTTGCCAATCAATGGACTGCTACCATGCGTCAGAATATTGATGTTGTTACACAACAGCGTACCAATATTCATAAATTTCAATTTAATTATTTGCTTGATACATCCTCGGTTGTCAATGAAGTTTATACTTCGATGTTCCTTGTTACTGTACGTCCTATGTTTGCTGACTGGAACGGTGTAGACCTTATACAGAATCAGCAATGGGCAAGTCAGGGTGCATCTCAGATGGTGAAACTAAACCCGGGTTGCTTTAAAGTACATTTCGCAAAATTCTTTATAACATATCCTGCGAACTCTGAAACCAATGCAACGACTGCTAGTGGTGATCCTGTCGTTGCTCCTATCGGTGATCCAACAGATCGTATAAAACGCGGGAGCATCAATCTTAGAATGCGCCGATCATTGCGTGCACCTATTAATCAGACTTGGAAAGATCTGACTATTGAGAAGATGACCCCCTCATCGCGATTATATTGTCTCCTATTTTATAACAGCGACAACCCTGGTGCTACTCAAGTCAAGTTTCAATGGGGTGTAAATGTCACTACCATCAACAGTGACTAACCCCCTCCCCTATAAACGAACAGGAACGCAGGGGGTCCCCCCTTTAGGGGGGAAAGCGTTCCGGTCCCAAAGACCAATTGTGGGGGCTGCAAATTGGCCCCCACATTGGCGGTTATTGTGGAGACTGTGTCTGGGCCCCCACAATCGCTAAATTATTTTCTCTGGGTATGTAAATGCCTGCTGGTCAGGTTGAGCCAACGCCTACGTGGACGTGCCAGTGCTCCCCGCAAGTAACTGCTGCCGCTCCGATGACCGATCCGCTACTCCAGGAAATTCCGCTGCTGTTTTCTACTAACACTGTTGTAGAAAACAGCGGAAACAGCGGAAACGATTTTTATGAACCCGATCCCGAACCGAGTAAAGTCTCCAAGTTTCGTATTAATCGGCAAAAAATAGGGTTGACCTATTCTAGGCCTAAGAATCATGAAGGCGAGTGGTCTAATCCGATCCCCAATTGTGAATACTTGCGTAAGTATTTCACGGAGAAGTACGGTGACAACAAGTACATTGTCTCCAAAGAGCAACATCAAGATGGCTCTGATCATTATCACTGCTATTTTCATTTCGAAAATAAGCTTGATATAAAAGGGGATCCTCGCTGCTTTGATATACTCGGTGTTCATCCGAACATATGTCGGGGTTCTCCTAACAAGGGTTGGCATGACTACATTACCAAAGATAAAGACTTCATATCTAATTTTTACCAACGGTGTCCATATGCAGAAGCGTTTGAGTCTGCAAATGTTAGTGAGGCTATGAAGTTACTAATCAAGAAGCGTCCTGCTGATGTTGCAAAACATGGCGAACAGATAGAGAGAAACTTGAAAAAGTTTATGACCTCTGCCTATAGTGCTCCGTTATATTACGGACCATTTCCATATGTGATACTTCCAGAATGGAATCCATATACTCATGCGCTTCTTCTTTTCGGCGAACCTGGTACACAGAAGACACAGTTCGCGCGATATATCATGGCACATAATTTTGGTGACTATGATTATATAAAAGGCCATCACGAAAAAGTGAAGGCGCTTAGTGGTACCAAACCCTTTATACATGACGAGGTATATATGTTAGAGTGTGATAAGTTTAATCCACCTGGCAACTCTAGAGAAATTACAGATGTTGAGAACGGTGGTACTATCGTATGTCGTGGTAGTAATGCAGACATACCGCCTGGCTTACCTCGTATATTTATTAGCAATCTCGAGCATCCATTCAGAGATCCTCAAGAGTCCGTTTATGGTCGTCGACTCATCAAACAAAAAATCGAGTGTTGAAAAAAAATCTTTCGTATATATAAATGGTAGTTCGCAGAAATTATA